GGCCGTCGTAACCTATGGCCTTGCTCCTTGGCCGGGCGTTATCGCTGGTGCCTTTTGGGCAATGATCGTAGCGATAGCCATGAGCTATCCCTGTTTTAGGCTCAAGGGTCATTACTTTGCCATAGCTACGTTTGCTATCGTGGAGATATTTAACAGGCTCTTTATGGTCTGGGATTGGGTAGGCGGAGCTATGGGGCTTGACTACCCCATAATAGAGGAAGGCTGGAAGAATTTTATGTGGTTTCAGAGCAAGACTCAATACTATTATGGCGCCTTCATATTGTTTCTCATAATCTTTTCCTTCGTTGCGTCTGGTTAGGACAGAGTTATCAGCGGCTCATGGTGATGCCACGTTAAAGAGTGCGACATATAACCCTGCATGTAGAGGTGTGAAGTGGGTATTAAGTTCAGAACACCCAGAATACGATATTTGTGATGAGTTAGCATATGCCGACCAAGGGTTGGGGCCGGGTGTTTACCGAGTAGAGGATGCTCCACCAATGCCTGCGCATCCGAATTGTTTGTGCTTTTTTACAGAGGTAGTGGAAGACCCAAATGCATTTGTGCAAAGGTTAGAGAGGTTCAGGGACAATCCAGATAGTGATCCAGAATTGCAGGAATATTGGCAAAGGACATTTGCTAAGCCATCTCGTAAAGCACCAGCGGAAAAAGTGCGAACTTTGAAAGAAAAGCTCGAAAAGTTTGAGCCATTACCAATGCCTGATGGGGTAAGAAATGCTTTGCTTGACCATACTCCATATGCAAATGGTATTCTTCAGGATATTTATAAAGCGGATTATGATAGTGAAAAAACTTTCTTTGTTAATGCATTGTTGCGATATATTGATGGTACTCCAATCATTCAAAAGATTAGCACGGAGATTGCACTTGGTAATTACAAGGAATGGTTAAACCCTAAAAAATTAAATTTCGTTGAGAAATGGCTTGTAAGGTGGATTAAAACAGCACTTGACCTTATGGAACAAGCTGTACCATATGATAATGAACTTATAAGGGTTGAACCACTTTATATATATGAGAATTTGGATAAAATGAAGGCGGGGGATGTGATTACCCAAGGTATTCGTTCTTGGTCGCAGAAAGATGTAATATATAAGGAGTGGGGCGAGCTTTATTGTGTACACAAAGGTGGATTTGTAGCATTGCATGTGAAGGGTGCGAAAGGAATAAACGTATCAGCGTTCAGCCACTATGCCGAGCAATATGAGGTGCTTTGTGCAGGCGATTATAGGGTGTTAGACATTAAAAAAGAGAAGTTCATAAAGGATGGGCAAGCTTTGGGGGATGTAGTACACATATTTGTGGAGCAAATAAATGTGTACCCACAGTTGCGAACTGGTAAAGGGAGGATAAAATGAAAGATAAAACTATAATGCGTAAAATAGGATACATATCAAGAATGATGCGCTTGCTTGCAGTTGATAAAGAAACAGCAGAGAAGTTGCAGAGTATATTGGAAGATGCTACTTATAAAGATGGTTTTCGTGATTTGAACGAACAGGAAGTTGCATATATAAAAGAATTGGTTAAACAATATAAAGAGAAAACTGGAACTTCAATTGTCGACGATGTGGTTAAGGTATTAGGTGCGGAAGCAAGAGCGTATTTGCGTGACTTTGAGGTGGTATAATGGAACATACGAATGGGGGTGAACGTCCAATAAAAGTTGAGAAGAGGTACGATAAAGCACGAATAGAGATTAACCCGAAGTATGGGAAGCCGATTATCCGAGACATGAAGACAGGGCAATACCTTCCCAAGTATAGAAAGGGGGTGAAATAGTGCCGACAAAATTTACCATTAATAATGACGAGATTTCAGAACGAGATTGGGGGGATGTAGATAAAGGCAGTATTTGGCAAACATTTATTAAAGCACGGGAAGAAGGAGCTTCAGGGCTTGCAAGTGCGATAAAAGAGATGTATGCGGTAGTCAAAGCTCCTGTTGATGAGAATTTAAGGGAAGCCGATTGCTGGGGGCCACACCATGAGATAAGAAGCGATGGAACATTAGTCGTTAATCGTAGGGGCGTAATAGCGGCAGTTGGAGCATTAGCTGGTGCAAGGGCAGAGCCGAATTTAACTGCGAGCGAGAAGAAGGAGGCGGCAATGCATTTGGCGAAGCATTACCGAACAATGGGATTAGAACTTCCCGATACAATAAAGGAATATGCAGGCGAAATGGCAGTACCGTTGCAAATGGATGTTATGGGCGAGATGGCGGTTGAGGATATCCCAGTCGCACCGTGGGCTGATGTGAAGAGTTTGCAAGAGAATGACCCTAATCCGATGGAGGTAGTCGTAGCAGTACCCGTTGGTAAGTCTAAAAGAGGCTGGTTTTACACCGAAGAAGCACTAAAAGCTATTGAAAGAACAGTAAATGAGCAAGGGCTTCCGGGATTTATGGGTCATCAAAAACCTGATAATGTGGATCATGAGTTCCCAGAGCCAGTTACACATTGGGTAGGTGCAAAGTTTGAAAATGGCAAGTTGTATGTGCGAGGTGTGATTGATAAGTCAGCTGAAGATTTGAAGCGTTGGATCAAAGGCAATGCTGTAAGGACAGTTTCTATCTTTGGCGTTCCGAAATTAAAGCACAAAACAAATGGCGAAATTGAGGTTGTAGATTATCAGCCGTTGAGCATTGACTGGACACCGTTAGGAAGGGCGGGGATGGAAACACAAGTTGTAGCTATTGGCGAAATGGATAGTGTAAGAGAAGAGACAAAAGAAGAAACACAAGAAGAAACAAAGGCAGGTGATAGCATGGACGAAGTGCAAAAGGTTTATGGTGAGCTGACAGAGTTACTCGGGGTAGAAGGTGAGGAACTTGTCGCAAGTGTAGAGAAGATGAAAGCCGCATTTGAAGAGCAGAAACGCAAAGAATGTGGCGAGTTGGTGGAACAGCTGATTAAAGAGAAGGTTTCAGGCGAGGTTGCGCAGGTGTTGGTAAAGAAGTTGCTTAAGTATGAAGGTGAGCCTGACAAAGAGAAAATAGCAGGCGAGATTGATAATATCTTGAACGACCCAGATGTGAAAGAAGCATTAAGTAAGATTTATGCTGTAAACCCTCCAGTAGTGGGTGAAGAGCAGAGTAGTAAACTCGTAGTTAAGCNAGTAAGAATTTAGAAAGGGGGCAGAGAAAATGGCGTTTGATGGACAGCCAGTACTAAGCACAGAGTATCAAATACCACAGCCAAAGGTTAGTGATGGCCAGAGTGTAGTTGTAACGGCTACGGGTAATGTGGTTGCAGGTGAGTTTTACGAAATTAAAGGCTTTCTTGGAGTAGCGATGACAAATGTAGTAGGTGGGGGAACAGTGGTCTTGAACATTGAGCAAGCAGAGTACCAGACTACCAAGGTTGCTTCAGGTAAAACATTTACAGTTGGGCAAATAGTGTATTGGGATGGAACAGCGTTTACTTCAGATGCAAAGACAGATACTACTCCACATAGAGTAGCTGGCAGATGCACAAGTTGGGATGATACCAATAATGTGTTGACATTTATACTTGCACCGCAGGCATATTCAGTAGTGCAAATAGTGCAAACCGGTGGAGCGTAGAAAGGGGGCTGATATAGATGATTATAATTGATCAGGAAAGTCTTAAAGCCGCAAAAAGGCAAGGAACATATACATATACCGTACCTATGGTGATTGATAAAAAAGAGTACCCTGTAGACGTTCGGCTGATTAACGGTGAAATGGAAACGTATCAGCTGACTAAACCCATAGGTGAGTTGATGACATCAGCATCGCTTGAAGATAAGCAGGACTTGTTGAGGAAGGTTACGTTAGATGTCCAGCTGGGTAGGGAGCAGGTTCAGACACTGTATGCTCCAGTTTACCAGACTTTGAGCGACCCCAATTTCCCGAGGGTATTGCAGGCAACATGGGCAATGTATGGGAATGTAGTATTCCTTGAGCATTTGGAAGGGCAAGAGGTAAAGTTCGGGAGTTTGTCCGTTGAACAAGGGCCGATTGCTACCATTCAGGAATACACTGCAGGATTTGAGTACACCAAGGAACTCATAGATTTCAATGAGATGTTTAGGATTGAGCTTATCAATCAGGCGATTGGACAGGCTTATAATGCGTTGTTAAATCATATCCACTTATACCCGATTTTCAGTTACAACAATTACAATACCAAGAATGTTACCACATGGAAAGGTGAAACAGGCGACCCATTGTGGTTAGGGATTTATAAGACATTGAGGCAGGCAATCATAGATGCCACTTTAGCAAAGCGTCCAGCGACAGTGTTACTTGCAAACCCAGCTGATAGGTTTGATATTGAACTTGCATTGCGTGGAGGTTTTACCATTGAAGGTACGACTTATCCAGCGTTATCAGGCATTGATACGATTATCTACTATGAAGGTTGGCAAGGAACAATGAATGGTAAGCCATATGAGTATAAAGGAGTACCGCAGGGCGAAGCTTATTTGATTAGGCCGAAGCAAGGGTTTAAGGAACTCGTGAAGAAAGACCTTACCATTGAAACTACCAGCGGCGATTTGACAAGGTTAGTTGAAGCTCAAATAATCGCTTATGCTTACAGGGGCGTATTCGCTGCATTAGACGAGAATGTGCAAAAGGTAGAGATCAGTGCGAGCCAAGCGAGCCAATGATGATACCAACTCCAGAGTTAGTTGAGCAGTTACGCAATCTTGCTGGTGAGAAGGAAGAGGAAAGGTTCACTGATGCCGAATTAGAAGACATTATTAAGGCGTCAGATAACATTTATGCGGCGGCTTCCTATGTATGGACATTAAAAGCGGCGAGGATACAAGAAGAGTTAGGGAACATCCAAAGCTATTCTATTGGTGAAGAAAGTTACACTTATAGGTCGTTGACAGACATGTTGGAGTTGTGTTTAAAGATGGCTGACTTATATTCCCAGATGGGTGATATGGGAGCAAGAATTGTGCAGGTTAACCCTCCTGATGTGGTATGAAGGAACAGCGGGTTAGAGACATCGCATGGGCAATTGAGCAAAACCCTGTAGATGTTACCATTTACCGTACACAGCGAGTATTGAGTGAAGGACATTACACCGAGACTACCATGGAAGTAGGAACATATAGAGTGCGTATATTCTTGAATGAAAGGAATGTTCCAGCAAAATTGATTGATGAAGGAGGGAGGGCATTGCGAAGTGTAACATGGTCAATGCTTTGTGATGCCTCCGTAGATGTAAAGGCTGGTGCAAATGTGGTGGATGTGGTAGATGTACCTATGCTGGGGAAGTTAAAAGTAGTTAACGTTATCCCGTTAAGCGTACAGGGTGAAGTTGTAGGATACCAAGTGCAGTTACAGGGGATGGATGAATGATAAAAGTTGCCCAAGGTTTCAGTGGTAAAAGTAAATATAAGTTTCAGCAGATTTATGCGTTAATGGACACGGTATACCGACCAATGACAGAAGGGTACATGAAAGCAAACAAGCCGTGGACTACACGAACAGGTTTGGCTGTAGCAGGGTTGCATTCCAGAATAGAGAAGAGCGAAACCGAAATAAAACTCATACTTGGGCATGGCGTAAGTTATGGCGTTTACCTTGAGCTTGGGCATAAGGTAAAAACTAAAGGCGGTAAGGTAAAAAAAGTTAAGCCGTATGCGATACTCAAGCCAACGATGGATAAGTTCTATCCAGATATATGCGAGCGTATAAGGGAGCTGTGGAGCATGTGAGAGACGAAATAAGGAAGTTACTTGTAGAAAAAGTTGCATTAGTTGGTGAAAGGGTATACGAGCCATATGTTCCTTCATTGCAAATAGAAAAGCCTTATCTTGTAGTTAAGGAAGGTTCACGGGAAGTACCAAACGATTGGGCTGGGTATACGACTACCATCGAAGTGTGGATATTTGAAAACTTTGAGACATTTGCGGATGTAGATCAGTTGGCGGTAGATGTGATTAGTGCGCTGGACAAACAAATAATCACGGTTAATGATAAGAAGTACTTATTACGTTACCTTGCTACTATAGGTGAGGATTTCTGGGATGAGGAGCTACAAGCATTAGAACGTGGCTTGCAGTTTCAGGTCTTTTCATTGGGTTGGTTGAATGGTGAGACGTATAACCCAGATCCAGTAGCAGCATTACGTGGTTGGAGTGAAAGCCGCTGGGTGAAGGTTGAGGCGAAGGATGGAAACATAATTAAAACACCGATATTGCAAACTGACCCAGATACATGGGATCCGTCAGACCAGCGTCCGGGCTTGTATTGGCGAATTGTGGAAGTATCAGCACCATACAATGTAAGTGCGTCAATGTATTGGATGAATTTCACCATTTATGGGCACGTTGTTGCACCAGATCCGAGCGTCCGTAGAGAATGGATAAGGAAAGTCGTTGAAGCGTTAACAGATGCGATGCGAATAAGTGTTAATAATATTACGGAGTTGTGCGTGGAAGAGATATCAGCTACAATGGATGCAGATCCGTTAACAGTGGGACAAATCAGGTTACGTGGAACAATGGGACTCATGCGTAGTAAAGTAAGTGCGGAAGTATTGAATAATGCTTCCGTTAGCGGTGGGGTGTCCTTTACAGTGAAAGCACCTCCGATAATCCCTGAAGAGGAAGGAGGAACAGTAGATTGAAAGANAAAAAAGAAGTAATAGAAGAAGAGCAGGACACCAAAATAAAACCCGAGGAAAAAGAGGCTGAAGATGTTTATACGCTTAATGATTTAGTAGCGAATGCTGGCATATTTGGAGTGAAGCCNGAAGCGATTATTGGTGCTTTGACAATGGCTGGGGTGAAAGAAGCAACCCGCTCCCAGATGGAGCGGTATTTACAAAATTTTCTCAGAAAAGAGGTGTAGAGAATGGCAGGAATTGTATTTCGTAGTGGCGAGCAAAAAGTAAGGCCTGGAGTATATATTCGTGTACAAAACGTAGGGCAACCTGTCGTACCAGCTTTACCTAATGGAATTGTAGCGGCAGTCTTCAGAAGTAATTGGGGGCCGATACAGACACCTACGGTGATTGAGACGGCAGAGGTAATAAGTGAGAAGTTCGGAGTAAGTGCCAGTTTAGATATGCTCCAAGAGGCGTTTAGAGGTGGCTGCAAAAAAATTGTAGGTGTGCGTGTTGGTGAAGCAGGAGCTCCAGCTCAGGTTACGTTAACAGATAATAATACTACTCCAGCGCAAGTGGTAAAAATTACCACGAAATATCCAGGCACNAGGGGTAATAATTTCACCGTTACAATAAGGGATTCGTTGGCATCTACAAATATGAAGGAGTTTTTACTGTTTGAAGGTAGCACGCAGTTATTGAAGCTGACATTTGATAAAGGTACGTCTGAGCCTACTAATTTGGTTACGGTTATAAATGAGTCTGGCAACCCGTATGTGGTAGCTGAGAAGCTTGCAGATGATAATGGTACAGTGAAGAATGTGTCTAACACCGCATTGCAGGGTGGAACAGATCCGACAATTACAAATGAAAATGTCCTATCAGCGTTGACTACACTTGAAGCAGAGGATTGGAATGTTCTGGTAGTTGACTCGGAAGATGTTACGCTGTTTGCATCTATACAAGCATACATTGATAGGGTGCGAGAAAGTGGTAAGAGGGTTATGGCGGTGTTAAGCCAGCCGACTACAATTGATTTAGTAACGAGGTTAGCTACAGCAAGAAGCTTTAATGATCCAGCCATCGTGTTTGTGTTAAATGGGTTTGAGTACTCTGACGGTGAAGTGGTAGAAGGATATAAGGCCGCAGGAAGAGTGGCAGGGATGATTGCAAGTGCGGATATTACAGAGAGTTTGACACATGCAGTGGTGAGTGGAGCAGTAGCAGTAAAAGGTGCATTATCGAATACCGATATTGAGAATGCCATTAATAATGGTGCAATAGCGTTTACTTATAATGCTCAAAAGCAGGTTCAGATTGAGCAGGGAATTACAACGTTTATTACACCTACGGCTGACATGGACATGGGCTGGAGGAAGATAAGGCGAGTGCGTACAAGAGACGCACTAATTGATAGAATTTCGGCCACATGGGACAGTTTGGTTGGTAAAATAAATAATGATAAGAATGGAAGAGCTACATTGTTAGCAGCTGCCCAAGGCGTGATTAATCAAATGGTCACGGAAGGTGCGTTAATTAGTGGCACGATTTATGAAGATCCAGCTAATCCGCCACAGGGTGATAGTGCCTGGTTTGTTATTCAGGTAGATGATACCGACAGTGCTGAAAAACTATACTTGACATTCCAGTTTAGATTTTCGCCAGTATAAAAGGGGGTGAAAGAATATGGCAGATGGCAGATACATATTCCGAGATTGTGTACCTGATGGTGCGATTGACATCGTGAATGTTCGGACAGGGGATATTGTGCAACGAGCATGGAGTTTCAGGGTAAATGCTCCAGTAGAATTGCAATCAGCCCTTGATGGAGGAACATTCCAGCCTAATCACATTATTCGTGGTTACGATGGTGAGTTGTACGACGGCGATGGTAATTTGCTGGCTGAAGTAAATACATTCCAAGCGCAGATAAACTCAACCAATACCGATTACCAAGCCGCTGGTAATAAACAAGTATGGGCAATACCCCAATCTTATACAGTTACCTTGACGTTTACAGAGACAGTAATAAAGGACGCCAAGATACTTAAAAAAGTGTTGGACAGTTTAGCAAAAGGAGCTCCAGATGCGAGTTTAAACTTTATGGGGGTATTACACGCACACACATAGGAGGGGTGAGAAGTGAGTAAGGTTGATAAAGAGGAGTTATTAAGTAAAGAAGATGTCATACTAAGGGATGTAGCTGGCATTCTAAAAGCGATGGACACAATCGTAGAATATGAGACATACCACGTAGTTAGGGATGGGAAGGAGTTATTTTCGTTCCGAGTGCGTGGGTTGACCGATGAAGAAGCCGAGGAGTGCAGGCAAGAAGCTACAAAAACAGTGCGAGATAAAAGACTTGGCAATTTGGCAGTACCGCAGGAGTTTAATGCCGCAAAGTTTAATTCATTGATGATTGTCCAAGCCACGCACCCAGAAGATAGGGCAATGATTTGGGATAATAAAGAATTATGGGAGAAAGCTAACGTTCTTGCTGGTTGGCAGTTGGTGGATAAAGTGCTTAAGCGTGGCGAGAAGGATGAAGTTATCGAACTCATAGAGCGGTTGAGTGGGTATAATAGCGAGGAAAACGAGAGCCGAGTTGAAACTTTAAAAAACTAATCAGGGCAGGTGGTGAAGCGACCATAATTCACCACCTGCTCCAAAGATGTGGTATCACTCCAGATGAGTATTGGAGTAAGCCACCAAAGATACGTGATTTTATGCGTGCAAGCATGTTGGTGGAGTTAGAGCAGGAGCAAGAAGAATTAGAGAAGATAAGGGGGAAAGATGGCTAACGAGACCTATAAGGTAGAGCTTTTAATTACCGCACAAGACCAATCAGCACCAGTTATAGAGCAGGCAAATGAGCGGATTAATCGTTTCGCCCAAAATGCCGAGTTAACAAATAAGAAGTTAGCCCGTTCCCTGAATACGACTTATAAGCCGACCATAACAGCGACTGATAATACAGCACCAGCAGTAGCAAGTGCACAATCAGGTTTGAGCAGAATTGCTGGCAAAGTGTGGAGTGTCGTTGTGCATGCAGTTGACCAAGCCACACCTGTATTTTCGAGCATTTTAAGTGGTGCAAAAAGTTTCGTGAGTAAAATAGGTAGCATTTTGGGTGGAGTAGGAAGGATGATAACATCACCACTTGGAATGCTTGGGATAGCTGGTGCTGGGGCAGGGATGACAGCCCTTATTGCTGGGCCGTTAAAACTTGCAGGAGAGATGGAGCAGGCGAGGGTATCGTTTAAGTTTTTCCTTGAGGATGAAGAGAGGGCTAAACGTTTTATAGGCGAGTTGCAAGCACTTGCAGCTATTACACCATTTGAATTTAAAGATGTGCAGGATCTTGCTACCCAGTTGTTACCAGTTTATAAACAGATGTATGGATTAGAGAATGCTACAGCTATGACATTAGATACGTTGCTTAAATTTGCTGATGCGGCTTCTATGACAGGTGCGGGTATGGAAGGGTTGAAGGGTGCAATGCTTGGATTTACACAGATAGCGCAGTCAGGTAGGTTAGGTTTACAAGATTTGCGGCAGGTAACATTAGGCTTAAAAATACCAATGACAGATGTATTGAAGGAACTCGGAGTGAAGTCGTTGGATGATATTTCAAAGAAGGCTATTCCCGCAAAGCAGGCTATGGAAGCAATTGGAAGAGCGTTAAAGCAGTATGCTGGTGGAAGTGAATTACAGGCAAAGACGTTGGTTGGATTGATATCTGCATTAAAGGATATTGCAGGCATGACGATAACATATTTCGGTGAAGGAATGCTGAAGCCAGTAGAGGATATCTTATTTGGACTTGTTGAAGCGGCTACCAAAGGCGAGGATGCATTAAAGAGTGTCCAAGATAGACTGTATAAAGCAGGTGTTAGGGTAGGAGAAGCGATGCAGAATGCTTATAGAAAGGTGGTTCGTTTCTTTGGTGATTTGAGTTCAATACCGGGCTGGAATCAGATGTCAATGACACAAAAAATTATTACCGCTTTTAGCCAAGTACTGACAGCATTAAATAATTGGTTGAAGGGGGATCAGGGACAAGAAGTATTTAGAAAGATACAAGAAACGATAAACTCATTTTTCAAAACTATTTTCGGACCAGAAAATTCTGAGTTAATTAAGCAGCTTGTAACGTTTGGTTACACGCTTGGATCAGAGCTTGCAAGTGCGATTTTCAATGGGATAAAGAGCAATGTTGGATTAATGACAATTCTTGGTGCAATAGTAGGCTTCAAGATAGCTGGCTGGAAAGGTGCTTTAGTTGGGGCTGGAGGAGCAGCTGCTTTGGCTGCACTTTTTAATTTGGAAGAGTATTTAAACGAGAGAGGAACGCCTGAAGTTACATCAAGCACGCCTGAGCTTACAGGTTCAGCAGCACAATATCAGATGATGCTTATACAAGCTGGCATGTTGCCTGATGAAGCTTATAAATTTATGGTTGAAAGTGGTTATATAACAAGTACTGGCGAATTAATNGATAAAATACCACTTTCAAGTTTACCAGCCCATGCGAGAGGTGGAATATTTTACACAAGGCACATAGCGGAAGTAGCTGAAAGAGGAGCGGAGGCAATTATTCCTTTAGAACGTACAAAAAAGAATGTGGAGCTGTGGCAAGTAGTAGGTGAGCACCTTGGGGTGATGAGAAATGCTCCAATAGAAAGTGTAACTCAAGCCACGATAAATAATACATATAACACAATGAATCAAGCCACGATAAATAATACATATAACACAATGAAAAATGTACAGGCAATGTCGTATAGCACTGTAACACATAATGTTCAAACAGAAGTTCCTACTGTGTCAGTTGTTCCACGTAATGTGCAGAGTACCGTAAACATTAATGTTAACACCGAAGGGTTAATTGGTGAAGTTGTCATAAACAATAAGGCTGATGTAGATGAGGCTGTCGACAAGATTGTGGGAGCATTAGCTCCAGAGTTAAGGAAGGCGTTTTCTAATATGGTGGTGGGATAAATGGAGTTTTACATAACGGGGAAGAATACCAAGCTTCATTTACCGATGAACCCAGAACAATTGCAAGTGATGACAAGTTCAAAGTTGTTCAGCGTTAGCATAATTGATTTGGGCGATTTCTTAATGCCGAGAGGTATTGCACCAGCGACGATTAGGTGGGAGGGTATATTCCCGGGTGGGAGTAGGAGGAACAGCATATATGTTGTGGATTGGCAGGATCCCAAGGCGATAGTGGGTTTGATTTCAGGCTGGAGACGAGAGAATGTAAAAGTTCATTTGTTGATAACAGAAACACCAATAAATATGGATTGTTACATGCAAGAGTTCGACCATACATGGAAAGGTGGACATGGCGATTGTTATTACTCCATAAGTTTGGTTGAGGCACGTAATTTGGTGGTAATGACAGAGAAAGAAAAGAGTACGAGTACGCAGGCTAAAACGAGTGCACAGAGACCAGCTCCGAGTATCCCGAAAACGTATACCGTAAAACAAGGCGATACCCTATGGGGTATAGCAAAGAAAATGCTCGGTGATGGTGCAAAGTGGAAGACATTGTACGAGTTGAATAAGGCTGTCATTGGGCCAGATCCGAATAAAATTAAACCCGGGCAGGTGCTTAAGCTTGGTTGATATTACCAACATAAAGTATGAAGTGCGTATTATCGATCCAAGCGGTAAGCAAATGGATGTTACGCCATTTGTTAGTCAATTGTCCTTTGGTGATGCCGATGGTGAGTTAGCAGCGCATTTAAGTATGACATTGACAAATCAGCAAGTAGGTGGGAAGTGGATACACCAGCTTGTAGCACTTGGGACACCGATATACCTATTAGCGAATGGGGTAGAAGTGTTCAGGGGCACGGTGTTTGATTGGATGACGTCCACGGATCCGTTGGGTAGTGTGGAGATTGAAGCGTATGACCAGCTGATTTACTTGTTTAAGAGTGAAGATGACAGGTACTATAGGGCGGGACAAAGGGCAATAGATGTGTTGACAGATATTTTCAGAGCATGGAATATTCCCATTGGCAAGATAGAGGGGCCGAATGTAGTATTAGCCAAGCAAGTATTCCGACAGATGACAGTTGCGGAGATGATAAACAGCATACTCAAACAAGGTAAAGATAAGGGAGCAGGCGAGTTTATCGTACGTAGTGAAAAAGGGAAGGTTTATATCAGAAAAGCCATGTCCAATCAAGATGTTTACGTGTTTGCATATAACGAAAATGTGCAGTCGGTAATGGATAGGTGGAGCATTAATAATCTTGTTACACGAGTGCGTATTATAGGTGCGGAAGATGAGGAAGGAAGGGCACCGTTAATTGCAGTTCTTGATGGAGACACAAAATATGGTATATTGCAAAGGATTGTCCAGAATAGTTCAGATGACACATTGGCCGATGCAAAGCAGAATGCGAAAGAGATATTGAAGGAGTTCGGACAGCCAGAGAAAGACAGAACAATTAGGTGCGTAGATGTTCCCTTTATCAGGAAGGGTGATAAGGTGAAAGTTGTTGCTGGGACGTTAAATGGGTATTACCAAGTCGTATCCGTAGAGCATAATGTTACAAATTTGACTATGAGCGTGGGGCTAAAATGAACAAGAAAAGCATTGACGATTTGGCTAAAGTGTTAAATGAAAGAATTAGTTTAATAGCTAACAAACCCGATAGCATTGAATTAGGAACGATACAGCCAGANATGAGTTTGAAGCTTGATACGTTTGCGATGCCGATAAAAATAGGCTATTATTTGATATCCGATTTTACTGCACAGGTTGAGTTTCCCGTTTGGTCGTTGGTAGGTGTTGGCGAGTATCCCGTAGACAAAGAAGGGAAGCCGATAGAAGGAGTAGACATATACCATACCGCACAGACAAGGTGGGATTGGGAACAGAGCATTGTTGAGAAGGTGAATATAAAAATTAAACCCGAGCTTAAAAGTGGCGATAGGGTGTTGGTGGTATGGGTTAATCAGCATAGAGACCCTGTCGTAATTGCAAAGGTGGTGAGTTCGTGAGTGATTTATATCCACGCTTTGATATGCCTGACATAGTGGGTGCAGTAGAAAGCCAAGAAGTAGCTTTCCCTAAAAGTTGGTTGTGGGATTGGGATATTTGCGATTTTGTCCAAACAGGTGGCGGTGATGTGGTAGAGGCGGATGGTTTGACAGCTTGGGTGCAATGGTGTGTAAAAGCGATATTAACACAGAGGCTGGCATATGTTGTGTACGATTGGGATTATGGTGCAGACATTGAAAGTTGTCTTAAACAGCCTACAAGAGCAGTAACAGAGGCGGAGCTGGAGCGAGAGATTACAGAGGCTTTGCTTATAGACCCGAGAACAGCTGAAGTAAAGAATTTCAGCTTTGAGTGGAGCGGTGATGAGTTGACAGTGCGGTTTGTTGTGGTAAATGCATTAGGCCAGCCAGCTGAAGTGCAAGTAGGTGTAGGGTACAGAGAAGTGCAGAGGCAGTTTTCATTGTCAAGGGTGGAGCAGTACGTTAGCGATTGGATGAGTGGAACGCTGGTAGGGGTAGAAGTGAACGACCGAGGACGTTTGACATTAATAGAAACACACGAGCCTTTATCGGGTTATAGGTTAAGCAAGCCAATATACTTAAAGAGTTTAGGTACGTGTAATGGGTCAAATATTTCATGGAAAGCAAATATTCCTGCAGGGTGCGATGTAAAGGTTTATGCGTCAGTAGATGGTAGTACATTTCAAGAATGTGAGAACAATGCTCCAATACCAAGTTTGAGCGAAGGCGTTAGTTTGGTTGATAAGGTGCTTGTTATAAAAGAAGTGTTGCTGACCGAGGATGGCGTTAATAGACCCGAGCTTATGGTTGTGCGTTATAATGTAGATGGAACAGTCACGTTGAGGGGGTGAGAAGTTGGACTTACCAGAATACTTAACAGACCAAACGTTTGAAACAATATTAGCAAGATTGTTGTCCTATGTACCAGACAATTATGATAAAAGCCAAGGTTCATTTGTTTATGATGCATTAGCTCCAGTTGCCGCAGAATTGACACAAGCTGCAATATGGGCACAAGAGGTATTGCGTCGTGGATTTGCACAGACAACGTTTGGTACATATTTGGATTTGAGAGCTGAAGAGCATGGATTGTCCAGAATACCAGCAAGCAAAGCCACTGGGTATATAACATTCTTTGGTGATAGTGGAACAGTAATACCAGAAGGAACGATAGTGTCCACCCCTTCATCGGAATTGGCACCAGCGGTATTCTTTAGAACTACCACGCAAGCAGTGATAAGTGATGCAGGAGAAGTGTCCGTACCCATAGAAGCCTTGGACGAAGGGATTGAAGGAAATGTCGCCGCAGGAGCAATATCAGTGTTAAGTACTCCCATTCAGGGTGTCGCAAGGATTGAGAATCAGCAAGCCACGAGTGGTGGTGCAGATACTGAAGATGATGCAAGTTTATTGGCACGATATTTGGAATGGGTGCGTAATCCAAGTGCCAGTGGTAATAAAGCTGATTATGTAAAATGGGCACTTGAGGTTGCAGGTGTTGGAAGTGTTTCGGTAGTACCGTTGAAGTATGGCAATGGAACAGTCAGCGTAGCAATTGTTGATAAGGATATGCAGCCAGCCAGTGAAGAGTTAGTTCAGCGAGTTCAGGAGCACATAGCACCAAGATGGTTGCATGTGAATGAAGCAGAGAGTTTGACTATTTCGGGGTATGGAGTTTCAGTTTCAAATGGGCAGGTAATTTTAAGCTATAGTTCGAGTGGCACTGGGAAGGTTACACATACGCAGTTTGATACGATGCTTGAGCAACAGGGAGTGTGGAACGTCATATTGGATTTGTCCACCACGGGTAGTGGTACAAATGATTTGTTGTCCATAGGTATATGGGATTTGACGACTAATGCGTGGGCAGTGGTAGATGTGTCCAGCCAAATACAAGCCAAGACAATTTATTCAGCCAATGCATTAAACCCGTTATCTAAGGTTTATCAAAGGTTCTATTGGAATGGGCAAGACCATTTGGAGTTGCGTATTGAGAGGTTGCAGACCGATACCGTTAACACAGTTATTATAGACAAAATAGCGTATGAGAGTTTGTTCAGCAAAGACACTGGCGATGGCAAAGCTCCCATTGGTGCGAGGGTGTATATAGAGCCTGCAAGCCCAGTTGCTATTAATGTCAGTGTCCACTTAGTAGTAGCTGCTGGGTATGAGGTAGGAGCAGTTCAATTAGCGGTTAAGGAGAATGTGGAACAGTACCTGAAGTCATTGACATTTAAGCAAGATAATGATGTGCGATATGTGAAGATTGGAAGCGTTATTTTAGATACGCCTGGGGTGGTGGAGTATTCCAACCTGTTGGTGAATGGTGCTACAAATAATATTCCAATAGGCGAGCAGGAAGTAGCTGTGCTTGGGACGGTGACATTTACATGATAAGTGAAGCGGGAAATAGGATGCTTGACAATATGCCGCAGTATTATTTAACGAGTATCGTAATGCGTACCATATGGGATGCGCAAGGTAGGGAGATTGACCAGCTATACCAAGCACTGGATGAAGTGTTAAAGCAGTTCTTTGTGTCCACAGCCACATGGGGTTTGGAATTATGGGAGCAATTTTTGGGATTGCCAATTGATAAAACAAAACCAGAGCAATTTAGACGAGAAAGAATAACAGCAAAGTTGCGAGGATATGGCACAATTACAAAAGAAGTTATTAAGAACGTCGCTTCGGCTTTTGCAAATGGAGAGGTAGAAGTCATAGAATATCCAAGCGAATACAAATTCGTAGTAAAGTTTGTTGGAGAAAAAGGAATACCACCGAATATTAGCGATTTGACAAAGACGATAGAAGAAATTAAGCCAGCACACTTAAATTATGAGTATCAATACACTTATAACGTTTGGAATTTCTTAACAAGCAAGGTTTGGAATGATTTGGTACATTACACTTGGGAACAAGTAAGAGTAATATAAGGAGGTGGTAATTTTGAAGTATACGCAAAATTATAATCTCAAGAAGCCAGAAGGTACGGATCTAGTCAATATTGATGATTTGAACGAAAACGCTGACATTATAGACGCAAAGTTAAAAACGAACGCTGACACAATTAGTCAGCACATCAACGCAGCAGCACCACACAGCGGGCATGCGTTAGCACTGCATACGCATAGATTAACCGAAATAACAGACATTAATACAGCTAATGTAGACAAAGTTGATGGATATGATGCGAGCGACTTTGCTTTAGCTAAATTAAATCCTTATATTATTCGCATAAAACGCAGTAACCCAGATGCTTATGGTAATTATTTACAAGTAAACTATTACCGCAAAAATGGAACATTATTTGCAAGAAGTGTTTTAAGTGGAGGAACACCACCACAATATACAACAAGAACTATTACAATATATGACGCAGATGGAACAACAGTTGTTGATTCGTATACCTTTACTATAACCTATGACGCTAATGGAAATCCTGTTGACGAATGGTAGGTGGGCTGGATGTTTAAAGGTTCATTGATAGATCACGGAATAGGCTTAGGGAAATATAAAATAGGTGCTTACATCAAAGACGTTAATTTACAAAAGGATAATTCAAAAGGTAATGGCAACGAAATATGGAGTAAAACTGATGTTGGAAATGGTCGTGGTATAGCAGTAGATTCTGCGGGTAATGTTTATTGTGCTCATGATGTTGACACTGGTGGTAAAGCAATAAGAAAACTTGATAGTAATGGCAACGAAATATGGAGTAAAACTGATGTTGGACGTGGTTGGGGTATAGCAGTAGACAGTTCAGGAAATGTTTATTGTGCTCATGATGTTAACCCTGGTGATAAAGCAATAAGAAAACTTGATAGTAATGGCAATGAAAAATGGAGTAAAACTGATGTTGCCTATGGATGTGACATAGCAGTAGACAGTGTGGGAAATGTTTATTGTGCTCATGATGTTGGAAGTGGGAGTAAAGCAATAAGGAAGTTGGACAGTACAGGCAATGAAATATGGAGTAAAACTGATGTTGGAGCTGGTCATGGTATAGCAGTAGACAGTGTGGGTAATGTTTATTGTGCTCATAATGTTTCAAGTGGTAATAAAGCAATAAGAAAACTTGATAGTAATGGCAACGAAATATGGAGTAAAACTGATGTTGNCTATGGTCATGGTATAGCAGTAGACAGTTTAGGTAATGTTTATTGTGCTCATGATGTNGCATTTCTCGAGGACATTAGTAGTGAAAAAGCAATAAGAAAACTTGATAGTAATGGCAAGGAAAAATGGAGTAAAACTGATGTTGAAGCTGGTCATGGTATAGCAGTAGATTCTGCGGGTAATGTTTATTGTGCTCATTATGTTAGTAGTGGTAAAGCAATAAGAAAACTTGATAGTNATGGCAANGAAATATGGAG